GGCGGGCTTTCTGTAAGCGCGCGCGCGTTTTGGCACTAATTTGCGCACGATTTGGCACAGGCAATCCCCTCACAAAAAGCCGAAAAACGGCCGCCCGTTAAAATAACCCGCCCATCACCCCCGGCTCGTAGTTCGTAATCACCAGCTCGCGGCTCTCTTGGGGGCTGCCTTGGGCATTGGCCACGCTGTATTTTATGCCCAGGTCGTGCATGGTCAGGCCGTTAAACACGCGGCGGATGTCGGGGTGGTCATTGCGCCATTTCCTCATACTGCTCGATGCCGAACGGCACGCCATAGCCCTCGACCTGCCAGTATGGCGGGTCGCAGTAGAAGAACGTGTGCGCCCGGTCGTAGCGCCTCATGCACTCCCGCCAGGGCAGGTTTTCGATGGTGGTGCCGCCAGCCAGGCGCAGGTGAGCGGCCGAGAGGTTCTCCTCGATGCGCAGCAGGTTGACCGAGGGCGCTGTGGTTGCGGTGCCGAAGGTCTGGCCGTCAACCTTGCCCCCGAAGGCGTGCTGCTGCAGGTAGAAGAAACGGGCCGCGCGCTGGATGTCCGTGAGCGGCTCTGTATTGGTGCCCTGCAGCCACTTGAACACCTGGCGGCTGGAAAGCGCCCACTTGAACTGCCGGACAAACTCCTCCAGGTGGTGCTGGACCACGCGGTACAGGTTCACCAGCTCGCCGTTGATGTCGTTCAGCACCTCGACCGGGGCCGGGTATGGCCGTAGGAAATATAGGGCCGCGCCGCCGCAGAACACCTCCACATAGCACTCGTGCAGCGGGAAAAGCGGCATCAATTTGTCGGCCAGGCGGCGCTTCCCGCCGAGCCAGGGAATAATCGGTTGTGCGTTTTGCATCTGCAAGCCTTTTAAAAGCGTTAAAAATCGGCTAGGCTTCTGCCGCCGCGTGCACGTGGCAGGGGGCCTTGGCCTTGGCTCACAGGTGCTGCCTGTGGGTTAAGGTGGCCGGGGCCATGTTGATGCATGGCTCCGGCCGCCTCCTCTCTTTTTATATCCAGCCGAATGTGACCGGCTGCGGCAGGCTGGTGATGAAAGCCTGCGGGCTAACGGGCATCGCCATCGTCCCAGCCTGGATGGCGGCGAGATCGGTATAGCATGCCCCCCATACGGCGTCGCGCCACGCGATCATGGCCTTTGCCTCGGCCGCGAAGGTGGCGTTGGCACTGGTCTGGTAGGTGGCGCATGACAGCGCTGTGTCGTAGCCCTTGGCCTTGGCGGTGCCATCCAGCCAGGCTTGGACGGCCGTCTCGTACATGCCTATCAGTTCGGCCTGAGTCGGTGGAGCTGGAGGTGGGGGGGTCAAGGCGAAGCCAGCCGGTATTGAGCCGATCGACGGAACCCCCTGCTCTGCACCGGAAGTCTGATCGTACATAATGTGACCACGGTAATCAGGCTGCAAGGACCAGGCGCCTGCCGAAAATACGGGAATCTCATTGGGCCCTGCTACAGGCGGAGCTACGTCCGTACTGTGGTCAGGGGTTATGAATACACCTGGCTCCATCGGGCTTTCCTGTGCGTCCCATAGACCGATAAGCGCACCGGTAACTGCATCAAACAGATATGTGGTTTTCGTTTTCATGAATCACCTTCTTAATATTTAACGCAAAGAAGAACACGGACACCAGCGGCCAAGTTTGCGGCACCGCCCGTGCTAGCCGTGGTTCCACCCAGCGCCGTTGCGTCCGCGTGATAACCACCGCCAGCTTGGCCAGTATTGGTATCATTTATCATGGTGGTAGACTGCTGAGCGTGCGTATGAGCAATAACCTGGCCAGCCGTCTGCGTTCCGACGTTCGCACTGGCTTGCACAGCGGCGTAGTCCGCAGGAAAGTACGGAATGCCGAACGTAGTTACACCGTCTCCCGCGCCCCATGTCGTGCCGATCGCCGCGAACAGGGCGGCATAGGTGGCTCGTGAGACGCTTGTTGCCCCGGTTGGGCAAAGAAGATACCCGGCGGGAGCCGTAATTCCGGCGAACTCGATGATGGTTCCCGCCGGTACGCCGCTTGCATTCCCTGAGGCCAGGTCGGCATAAAATACCAACGTCCACGCGGGTGCCACGCCAGCCGCCGCAGTTGCGGCGTAATAGAACAGCTTCTGGCCCGCATCGGTCATCACCTCACTCCAGCACGGCCCAGCCACGTCTCGCCCCGCCCACACCGCTGCGGTAATAGAGGTATTGTTGACCACCATATACTCGGCGTTGATGGTCGCGCCGTTGTACTGCATGCCGGTCACACCGACGAGGTCGTAATAACGGCGGTCCCGTGCGCCCGCCGGGTCGCCGAAAGTTTCCACCAGGCCGAGGGTCGGGTTGTTTTGCAGCAGGTAGCGTGCGTCGCCCTGCGATTGCACAAGCGAGGTGATGTACACCTTATTGTCCGCAAGCACGTAGCTCCAGCCTACCACGTCGCCTGTCGCCAGGTCCCCGGCTGCCAGCGCGCCGCCGACGTCATTTACCAGGGAAACCGGCCCCGCACCCATGTCCAGGGTGCAGGCACCGGTGTTCGCTACCGGAACCTTGAAACGCCCGCTGATGTCCGCCGCATAAGCGGCGATGGCTGGGTTCAGGGCCACCACGTAGGCGTTGGCCACGCCAGTGGCGAGCGCGTAGTTGCCGGATCGCGCCTCGATCAGCTTCTCGATGGCAAGCAGTACTTGCGCCCGGTTGTTGGGGTCGAGGGCCAACCCCGCCGCCTCGGCGATGCCGGCTAGTTCTTCCTGAACTGAGTTGCACCAGGCGGCATCGAACTCGGTAGGGTTAACACCCAGCGCCTGGTCGCCATTCTTAAATCCATCCTTGCCCGCCCCGAACAGTCCTACGGCACGGTTTGGTGTATCTATTCTCTGCATGAGTCGTTCCTCTTTTAAGCGTAGGCAAATAACACGGTGGTGTGCGCTGGCCGATCCTCGGAGATCGCTCCCTCTACCAGCGAGTGTCCCCAGCTAGCCAGCGGTGCATTGCATGGGCTGTTGCAGCTTGCCCTGAAGCTGCCGCCAGTCGCAGGCAGTGACAACCTCCACACGAACAGATCGTTCTGCCCTACCAGCGCCGAATTGCAGTTGTCGTTGCAGGTCGCCCTGCGGTATTCGGTCATTACGGCGTTCGGGAAGCCATAACGGGCGGCGAGCGCGAGGTAGTAGCCGCGAGACTGGCCGCCGCGCTCGTTGACCTTGGCCAGAAGCTGGGCGCGGCGCTGTTCCAGCGACAACCCGGAGCCGCTGAGGTTGTAGAGGCGTTCGTAGTCTGGCAGCAGCGAGTAGACGGTACGCGGGTCGAACTCGTTGAGCAGCTGCTCGGCGTTGGCTTGGGCTGCGTCCAGGGCGTTGCCCTCGGCCGCCAGCTCGACGGCGATCATCTGGCCGTTCGGATCGTAGGCGTCGGGCGGCAGCGAGAGCTTGAGGAGGTCGGTATTGTTCATGGTCAGCTCAGCGTGACGGTTCCCAGGGTGGCGAGCTGCGCGTGGGTCGAGTCGGCCAGGATGACGACGTTTGCGGCGGGAGCCACCAAGTTGACGTCAGTGACGCCGTTAACGCTCATCATGAGGGCGATCAGCTTGGCGCGCGGTACCGACACGCCAACGCTCAGGGTGGCGAACCAGGCGGCCAGCACGGTGTTGATGCGGGTGGTGGCGTCGGCCAGGGTGATGCCGGACAGGGTGATCTGGGCGGTGACCGCCACCGGCACCAGGGTTGGGCCGAGCACCAGCAGGTCCACGCAGGGCGGGCGGCGCGACAGGTCGTTGATGTAGGCCGTGACCGCGGCGATCAACGGCGCCGACGGGACTCCGCCGTTCGCCTCGATCACCACATCTACGCTGTTTGCCGTGCGGCGCTGGCCAAATATATAGGCGTCTGAAACGCCGGGCACTTCGAGCGCCCAGCGGTAATAGTCCGCTTCTGACCCGCCGTGCGGCGGCATCTGAATGTCGAAAAGATAGCGCGCCAGCAGCTGCTCCTGCGTCTCGATGTCGGCGCCACCTGTCATGCTGAGGATTATTGCGTTCGCCGAGACTCCAGGCGGGGCATTGGTCAGGGCAGCAGGCGTATTAGCTCCCTGGTTTCCGGCGCTCCCGGCCTGTACGGCCTGCGCAGCGACGGACACGGTGCCACCAGCGCCGATCACCCCCGCCACGGTGGTCACGAACGCCACGCCCGCGTTGTTTTGCACACCCGTTCCGTTGGGCACGGGGGCGCCGACGGTCCCGGAAAACTGAACAGTTCCTGCCGCAGCTACGGCCTGCTTCTGGGTGATGCCCCGGATCGCGGCGTGGCGGATCAAGTAGTCAAGGTCGGCCGTGTCCGCCATCAGCTGGCGGGCGATCCATTGCTGGTGCTGGTACAAGCCCTCGATTGCGTTGCCGGTCGCGGCTCCGCGCATGGCGAAGTCCGAATCGTCTCCGACATATGGCGGCTGCTGCCAGTTGCGCGTCTGGTTCTGAATGTCCCGAAGGATGTCCGCTTTTACCTGGCGATAGTCTTTAACGGGGAATGGCATGTCACATCACCGGGATCGGGTGTTTGAACGCGAAGGTCTCGCCGCTCGCCGCGAGAACCGAAATCAGCAGATTGAGGCGCCCAGGTTGGCGCTCCGTGGCGACCGTGATCGACCGGGCGCGGCCATCCGTGCGGATCGGCGCGAGCGCCTGATCCGCGTATTGTTGGGCGAGCACCGCCATGCGCGGCAGGTCTTTGACGCGCCGCAACTCGCCGAGGCGGCTGCCGAACGTCTTGTCGCCCCAGTAGCTGCCGTAGGGCACCGTCAGGCGCAGGTAGATCGAGTTCGCCAGGCCGCCTGCGGGGTCGCGCTGCGCTGCGCCCTGCAATAGGACGTAGTCTTTCGTGGTGGGGTTGATCCATGCGTCCATTACATCTGCCCTGTTGGCGCTTGCGCCGTGGCGCCGGATACGGCTTGGGTGTGAGCGTTAAACACCCCGCGCATCGCCGCCATGCTCTTGTTGCCGTGGTCGCTGATGTCGCCTTGCGCGACGATGCTGCCCTGCACATTGAGGTCTCCGGAGAGGTTGGTAGCTGGCGCGGTAATGTCCACGGCCGCGCTCGACACCAGGTGCATGTGGCGGTCGGCGCCCAGCTTCACGTAATCACCCCACTCGTTATAGATCGCGGTCTCGCCGCTGGCCAGGTTCGCCAGGCGGTAGCTGCCGTGCTCGGTGGCGATGACGATGCCGTGCGCCGTGCGGCCGCCGATCGGCAGCACCACGCACATCGCCCCAACCGGCACATTGCTGGTGAAGCCGAACTGCTGGAACAGCTCGGCGTCCTGCAGCTGCTCGCCCGCCACGCCGTTGAGCTGCACGAGCTGCATTTGGCCGGCAGCGTTCACCAGGGTGACCACGCCGCGGAACGCCAGGCGTATGCCGCCCAGCGCGCGGCGGATGCGGGCATCTATGGTCTTGATCATGCCTGGCTCCCCGGCACCGGGATGTCGATGATCTGGCCCGGCAGGGCGTTCTTGCCGCGGCGGTGGCGGTTCTTGTGCGGGTGGGCGTCCAGCACCCATACCCCGTCTTCCTTGAGCGTTAAAACGGTGCGCGTTCCGTCCATGCGGCTGCGGGTGAACTTGCGGCCAATAAGGAAGAACGTGCCGTCGATCCCGTGCGGTTCGGATTTGACGTGGATGCGCTGTCCCGGCTTCCACAGCTGGCCGTCGGATGGCTGGCCGGGGGCGACAATGCGGTGCCCCTTCACCACGGCGGTCAGGGTGATGCCGTTTAGGCGCCCGTCGGCCAGCAGCTTCCCCGCGCGCGCCTGGCACAGGGCGGTGCTGTCGCACTCGTGGTCGATCACGATCTTGGGCCGGTACCAGCTGATGCCGGTGTCGCCCTTCTTGCCGGAAAGGTCGTTGCGCCCGTGGTTGACTCCGGTGCCGTGGGTCTGGCCAAGCACGGTCAGCTCCGAGTAGCGGCCGTGGATGGATTCATGCTTGCTCAGGGAGATCAGGTTATTGCCGCTTCCGTCCTTGCGCATTGCGAGCGTGGCCACCTCGGGGGCGGAATAGTCCGGGCCGCCAATCACCAGGGTTCCGTCAGGCTCGAACCACGGCCATAGGCCGTTTGCCTCGGCGGCACGGGCGAGCGCGTCCCAGGCGGTGTCTCCGGGCTCGACGTTGATCTTGTCGCGGATGGTAGTCTCGTCTGCGTCGATTTTCGGAGCGCCAATCCCGAACGGCGCCAGAATCTTCGTGGCGATCTGGGAAAGGCTTACCGTCTTCGAAGTGAAGAGCGGAACGGAACAATCTAGCAGGGACGCCGCCTTGTCGCGGCCAGCGACCGTAATGTTGTGCGAGCCCTTAGATACCGAGTGCTCGATTTCGTCGATGCGCCCCGTGAGCACGGTATCCCCGCCGATCGCAACGATCACCGGCGCGCCCGGCACGATCTCCGGCGGCAGCGCGTGGCTCGCGCCCAGGGTGAGGTGGAAACCATCCGCGGGAACGAGCAGGTCCGAGTCGATCTCATAGCTCGACCAGTCGCTGTGCGTCTTTCCGCCGATCTGCAGCTCGACCTTGTCAGGCAGCGTAGGCATTGACGATGTCTCCGGGTTGGGTGAACGGGCTGCGCGCGCCGTTCATCAGGTACAGCTCTGCGGCACGGTCGCTGTCCCCATACCAGGCATGCGCCTGGAGGCGGAAGTTTCCGGGCACCGTGACGGAGCGCTGTACCAACGGCGGGCGCGCTGCGATGACGGCGGCGGCAGCCTGCTGCAATGCAAGCGCCTGGTTGCGCAGGGCATCGCAGACCGGCCCACCATCCTCCAGGGTAAACAGAACGCGCACCTGGTCCATCGCGGCCTGAATCTGCGTGCGCGCGGTGTTGGCCAGCGCCTCAACTTCGACGGGCATCAAGGTGGGAGTGGCAATCTCGCTGGCGAGCATGATGCCCGCGGCCTCGCCGATCGTGGCGGTGACCATCACCTGAATGGTTGCGGCCACAGTTGCGATGGCCTGGTCCTCGGTGGGCGGCGCGTAGGGCGTGAGCTGGGGAACGGCCGCTGCCGGCGGCGTACCCAGGAGGGAAAATGACTTGAAGTCGCTCAGGATGCTCGGCCATTGTGCGCGCACGTCGCGCGTCCAGTCGCGCACGTCCAGGATGTTTCCGGCCAGGCCAGCGACGTCGTTCGCCCAGGCACGAGGGTATTGCAGCGGATCGAGGCCGGAGAGCACCATGCCCACGCCCGCCGTTATGTCGAGCAGCGGCCCCATCACCGCCTGGCGCAGCCGGTCTAGCCCGTTGAGCGGGTTCGCGGCCTGAACTGCGGCGATGATCTTGGCCACCTTGTCCGAAACGGAGGAAACGGCATCCGCCTTGTGCTGCGCCGCAGCGTCGGCCTTCTGCGACGCCAGTTGCTGGGAAAAGAACGGAGCCGACGGGGTGGATACCACGAAGTTGACGTCCACATGGGCCTCGTCCACGTCCTCGGCCTGATGCGTGATCTTGTGGTCTGCCACCTGGCAGAACAGCATGCCGAACACCGGGTGCTGCAGCCATCCGCCGGTCGCGGCCTGCTCCGGGCTCAGCAGGCTATCTGCGCCTTCCAGGGCGCGGATGAACTGCTGCAGGCGCGTGTCGTAGTCCAGGCCAAAAAATACAGCATGTACCTGCACGCGCCGCGCCTTGAGGCCCATGTTCTCGACGTCCGCCCCATCCACGTAGGGATATTCGTGCTCGACCAGCGCCTGCGCGACGTCGTCCGCAGTGCTTACGCAATCGAACACTACGTCACGGAAGCTTGCATCGAGGAGGTTCTCTTCCCAGCTCACTTTAACGCCCTGTATGAATAGGGCGCATTTTCCGCGCGCGCGCGGTGGCGGTTAAGGCGGAAGCGCTTCCGCTAATGGCGAGATGCAGTACGCTCCCCGCGCTTGCGTATCATGGTGTAGACCGGCTGGCCGTCCATGTGCAGCTCGATCTTGAGGGCTCGGTCTGCCTCCTCGGAGCCGAACCAGGACATCATGGTGGCGAGCGTTCCGCCCAGGTCAAACCCGGCATCGGTCGCCTTGATCCCGTGGTCATAGAGCAGCGATCCGCCGCCGTAGCCGACTGCTCCGGCGGCTCCCACGCCCGCCAGAGCCGTGCCCCCGACGGCTCCTCCGACGGCTTCCGCGCCGCCCAGCAGAAAACCTCCGGCCCGCGCCAGCAGCGCGCCGCCGCTGCCGATAGCCGCTGTACCCCCACGCGCCAGCAGCGCGCCGCCCGCTGTCAGCAGGCCCTTTCCTTTGGAGAGCACGCCGCTCAGCAGGCCGCCCTTGCCGCCGCCGACGGCATTGGTCAGAGCGGAAGCACCCGCAGCGGCTGCGAGCGCGGTCAGGGCGGTGGTGGCAGCCACGGTGGCGGCCGTTAACGCGGGATACTCCTTGGCGATAGCCGAGAATCCGTCGGCGACCGACCCCACCAGCGGCGTCAATTTTTCGAAGGCCGCGGTGGTGGCGAACTCCTTCTCGTTCGACGCCTGCTGCACCTTGAAGCCCGCCTCCTCCTGAATGACCGCGAAGTTCTTGTCGGTGGCCCCGGAACCGGCGAGAGTCTTCTTCTGCACGTCGGCCATATAGTCGCGGTTGCCCATTATTCCCACTAGGGCCATCAGCGCCTGGCGGTCCTGGATGATGCCGCCGATCGCAGAACCCTGCAAGATGTCTGCCTGGGATTCGAGGACGGCGCGCTTGTCTTCCCCCTTGGCCGTCTTGAGCCTGCCCTGTAGCGCCTGGTAGTTCTTGTCCTTCCCCACGACGTGGTCCACGATGCCGACGAACGCATCGAGCGAGTCGATTCCCTTGCCGCGCGCGGCGGACAGCGTGCCGGACAGGTTGATACCGAGCTTCTGCGCATCCTTCGCCGTGTCCTGGCTGTTGATCTTGGCCAACAGGTTGACCAGGTTATTTCCCGCCTCGTCCTTGGTGCCCGCCGTGATCGCAGTCGCCTGGTTGGCAGCCAGAAGCTTGGACATGCCCGCGGTGCCTGACATGCCGGATACCTTGGCCGCAGCCATCTGCTGGGGCAGCCACTTGGCCATATCCTTCAGCTCGAAGCCGCCGGCCTGCCCGGCGGTGATAGCCATGTCGATGATGTTCCCCATGTCGCCGGCCTTGATGCCGAAGGTCTGCATGCCGCGAATACCGATCTGGGCGAGCTCCTTCGAATCCGCGCCGGACGCGGTTGAAGCCTTCATCAGCGTGGGCAGCATGGACATGGCGTCCTTAGGGGACATCGCGCCCGACGCGATGATGCTGTCCAGCGTCTCGGCGGCGCTGTCGCGCGTCCCTCCGCCAACACGGACGGCATTGACGATTGCGGCATTCAGTTCGCGCTTGCCCGCGATCCGGCCAGCAGTGTCTCGGTCCGTGTAGGCGGTGTTAGACATCTGGGCCAGGCGCATGCCGTAGTCCATCGTCCGCTCGACCGGCTTGGACAGGACATAGCCCCCCGCCATCGCCCCAGCCACCACGCTGGCGCCCGCGCGCATGCCGCCCGCCGCGCGCTGCGCCAGGCTGTATTTGCCCATTTCGCTGTTCAATTCGCGGAGCCTGGTTTTTAACGCTTGGGCGGCGCGGGCCTGCTCGCGGAAGGATGTTTCGCCAGATTTGCCAAGCCGGTTGTACGCGGCCTCCGTGCGCTGGATTTCGCGCTGTATTTCGTGCTCGGACCGGATCCCCAGGGCCGAGATTGCCTCCCGTTTCTTACCGTAATTGGTGACCGCCTTGGTCAGGTTATCGGTGGCGGTCGCCGTCTTGCCGATCGCAGACTGCATGTCCCGGCTGGCCATGAGCACGCCGCGCGACGCGAGGTCGCGCAGGCGCATGGTGAGGGAGAGGTCGAAGTTTTTGCTCATTTCTTGGTCTTCCTTGCGCCCTTGAAGCGCCGCGTACTGCCAGCGGTGGGCTGGCCGTTCAGCGCCCGGATGTTCGCCAGGTGGGATGCCACCTCATGCGCGTTCATGCCAGGCACGCGGTGCGGGTCGAAGCCGGAGCGGGCGAGCAGCGCCTGCACCTGGCGCAATTCGGTCAGCTGCTGCTCAGCTCGTCGAGCTTTTTTTCCAGGTCAAGCTCCGCCCGTGTGAGGGTCTCCGCGTCACGCTCGTACAGGCCCATCAGGAGATCCACCGTGACCTTCTCCTGGGGGAGACCGTCGAACGTGACGCAGCGGGCCAGCCTCGCATAACGCAACTCGTTTCCGGTGGCGCCGATTCCTTCCGCCCTGGCGCGCTTGAACATGCCGTTCAGCATTTTCACGATCGCATCACGCTCCAGCCCGTCGAACACCGCGTTTTCCGCCAAAATGGCGAATTGGGCCTCGGCAGCGTCAGCCGCCATCGTATCGGCTGCTGCGCAGTGGTCGCCCAGCGTTACCGGGCGCATCGTGAAGCGGCGGTAGCGCTGGCCGTCAACCAGCGCGCCGATCTGAAGGGTATCCGTGACGATCAGCTCGCTCATTGCGGTTCCACCATGTCAAGGCAGTAGAGGTCGATGTCGCGCACCGCCTCGTTGTCCAGCCCGTAGCGCGCGCCCACCTGCGTCGGATTGCAGTCGCGGTAGGAGGTGCGCTTCGTGGGATTGCCGACCGGGTAGATCACGATCAGCGCGTCTTTCATTCTCGACCAGGGATATTCTCCCTGGGCCGGGGCAGGCGCCGTGACCTTGAGCGTGTAACTCTTCAGGCCCCGCGCGCTGCCCTTGGCTCGGCCCTTGCTATTCATGGTGCGCACCGGCTTGTTGCCGGTCTGGATGGTTGCGTCGAACGAGACGATGTCGATTTCCTTGCCGTCGATCTCGCACACTACTTCGCCATCAAAGTCGATTGCCATGTTTCAAACTCCCAGAAAGTTTAACGGTTACAGCACCAGGTCCAGGCGCTGCGCGATGACGTGCAGGCCGTTGACCACGTTGACCATGACGCGGATATCGTAGCGCGTCGCGTCCTGCAGGTCGTCCTGGACAAGGATGTCGGTTTGCTGCACGTTCTCCACGATCTCCAGCTCCTGCAGCTTGAGCATCACGTCGTACACGGTGTCCTGCAGGCGCGCCTTGGTGCGCACGGACTTCTTGTCGCGGGGAAAGCGCAGGCCGATGGTGGTTTCCAGCGAATTCGCCACGTAGTCCAGGGTGCCGATGGTGGTCCAGTCCAGCATCGAAACGTCCGCAACGTTGTTGGCGTTGGTCAGGTAGGTGGTGACGGCACGTACGACGTGCACGTCGCCGTCCTGGGTGCATCGCACCGGCGTCACGCCGGCGTGCAGCGCCGCCTCGATCTGCGTATTGCTCAACCAGTTGGCCATCGGCGGCTGGGTCAGGCCCGTCAGCGGCAGGCCGTTGAGCGGCCGAGCGGGGTCTTCCTCGCTCGCGGCCACGGAAGCCATCGCGGCGGCGACTTCGTGCTCAGCCTCGTTGGCGCTCGGCACCAGCACTTCCAGCATACGCCCGCTGTTGACGGCGGTGGCCAGGGTGGTCGCCTGGGCATACGTCCCGGTGTGCGCGAACACGCCGCGTGCCCGGCGTTTTTCCGTTGGGCCGCTCACGTTGGTCAGGTGCGTGCGCAGGATGGTCAGGTTCGCCTGGTCGTTGAACGCGGTGATGACGATATGGTGTCCGGCCGTGTAGATGGCGGCGAGCGTATTGGTGATGTCGGGGTCGGTCGCCCCGTTCGCCATCGCCACCACGGCGGCCGCCACGCCGCTGTTCGCGGTGATGGTGGCGGCCAGCTTGATGGCGTTGCCCAAGGTCCCCTTGTTCTTGGCGGTGATGGTCACCACCGCGCCCAGCACGGTGGCCGTCACCGGAAGGTCGGGTTGCGCCGCGATCTGCGCCTGCAAGGCGGCGGCGATGGTGTTGGCTGTGTCCCCGCTGTTGTAGGCAATGGCCGCGGACTGCGCGTTCACAGCCAGGGACAGCACGCCCGCTCCCGTGGCAGGCCCGGTGATGGTAACGGTGCCGCTCGCGGCGACAGAGGCCCCGGCATCGTCAGCCGCGATGGCCTGCAACGACAGGTAGTTGTTGGCCTTGATGGCGGCCTTCACCATCAGGTGCGCGACGGAGCCACGCCCGAAATACGTGGCGGCGTCCTCGGCGCTGAATACGTCGGTCAGCGTATTGGCCGCGACGGTGCCGCCCGCCAGGCGCTGTCCGACGATCACGCACTTATAGAGATTGGCGGGAAGCGTGTTGACCGCCATCTTGGTGTTGAACTCGGAATAGACGCCGGGCGTCCGTATCGTCGAAGGGATTCCGTCAAAGCTGATGTTTGCGCTGGGCATGGTTGCTCCTGGTTAGTCTGATCAGTTGTTACTCGGCCTCTTGGCCTTCTTGTCGGCTGCGATCGCGGCGGTATCGGCTTCGGTGTCAGCCTTCAGCTGCACGTCCCATTCGGCGTCCGTGGCTTCCACCAGGTCGCCGTCGTTGACCATGCAGCGGTAGTAGTGGCTGTCCTCGACCTCGACGAAGCGATCATCCGGGATGTAACTCTTGGGCCGGTTGTGATACGGCGCCTTGATGCCTGGTGCGGCTTTGATCTTCATTGCTTGCTCCTTTATGGAAGCGTTACGACACCCTGACCGTCCACGACGCCGTCGTCGGGACGCAGGTAATAATCAATTCCGACCTTGAGGAAGTCGGCTCCGGCCGGGTCGAAGTACTGGCGCGGCTGCGTCTCGACGTAGGCGGTGCGGAATTCCCGCGAAAACACGGCAACGGCCTGCCCGCCGAGCTTGGTGTTGTACAGCGTGCGGATGCGGCCTGGGCGGAACGGATTGATCTTCACGCCGCTCGATGCCAGGTCGTTGTTGAGCAACATCAGGCTCATGTCTTCCAGCATCTGGTACGCGCCCACCTCTACCAGCTGGCCTGCCACCGTTAAGCCCCGCCGTGTCGCGCGCTCTCCGCGCACGTTGCGCGCGGCGACGATCACGACGAACGTCGCTGGAGTGAGCCATTTAGCCCCAGAGCTGTTGGCCTGCTTGGGCTCTCCGCCCCCGGCGTAGGTCACCCACACCGCCGGAAACGCGCGAATCTGCTCAGCCGTTAAATCGTCCATTTCGCCACCGTAGCTCGACACCGGGGCGGCTAGCTTGTAGCCAAGTCCGGGCGTAGCGTTAACGCCCGCCTGCAACAGCGCGATCATGGCGTCCTCGATCTGGCCGATCATCTATTTCCCCTGGAGAACACGGGATTGGATTCCTGCACGAACTGCACGGTGTTCGTTGGGGACGCGGCCATCCCGGCAGCATCCAGCCCGAGGGAAATCTCACCCCGCGAGATGCGCACCAGGAATTTAACGGCGTCCTGATAGCGATTGCGGATTTCATCCGTCATCAGCGCGCTGCCGCCGCACAGCCGGTACCGCGTGATGTCGCAGGCGATACCGGAAAGCACCTTCGGCACATTACCAAGCGGCAGCATGTACTTGGGCATCAAATACGGGTCGATCTCCGCATCCGCGTCGGCCAAACCGGCGGCCAGCACCGTAGCGTCTATGACGCCCGCGCTTGATCGGTCGGAAATGGCAATCACTTCGGCGCTGCCGAAGCGGTTGACCATGTCGGCTTGGCTGGCGTAGCTCATTACTCGGCGGCGTCGATCTCGACTTCACTCACGGCCAGCAAGGGCTCGGCCTTGAGCAGGGCGATCTGTTTTCGATCCAGGTCTTCCAGCGGGATGATGGTCGGCTCCTTGCCGAACACATAACCGGCGCGGCGGAATCCTTCACGGCTGGTGCTGATGCTGAGGGCCTTTGCTTTTTGTGCTGCCATGCTGTTCTCCTTGAATTGTTCCTATCCCAACCTGCTCCGCGCTAATGGCGGCGCAGGGGCTACGCGCTATGGGCCAATGCCCTTCTCAAGTATCCGTTAAGCCACCGTGCCGTCAGAAGCGTAGGCCAGCTGCCAGAACCCGTACCCCCCGGCGGCGCGCGCCTCGGCGCCGAACTTGAACTTCTTGCGGGTGAACACGTCGTCCGCGTTCATGTCGGTCTGCTGCACGAACACGGGGGCTTTTCGCTCCTGGTACACGAACGGCTTGACCGCCTTGGTGGTGTCCAGCAGGAACCACGCGGTATCCGACGTCAAGCGCCCATCCACCACTACCTCGACGGTTCCCTTGAAGGGATTCGCCTTTCCGTCATCGAGGCGGTCGTTGTTGGCCAGTACTCGCGCCACATCCTCCAGTGCGGGCGGCACGAGCAGGATGCTCGGAGTTATATTCAACGGACGGCCTTCGTCATCCTTGAACTTGCGCATCGCGGTGCGCGCAACGCCCAGGCTGGCAATTGCGGCTGCCTGGCTGGCGGCGGACAGCACCTTGGTGCCCTTGTTCACCACCGAGTCGGTCGCGCCGGTGGTCGCATTTTTAACGGGATGATCCACGTCGAAGAAATACTGGCCGTCGTAGCACAAGTTGGTGAAGCCGTTGTTGACCAGGTCGATCACGATCTCGTCCGGCAACTGCTTGGCCGATTCGCCCGCGCTTTGTGCCTGCGGCATGTAGATGCCCAGGTTGTCGTCGTCGATGTCGTTGCGATCCACCTCGACGGTGGCTTCCCAGTCGTCGTTCTTGATCGTGTACTTGAACGACTCCAGCGACTTGACCGCCTTGTCCCCGATCCACTTGCGCATGCGCGGAAACTTGGACAGCCAGGCATAATCGTTCTGTCCGGTGGTGCTCGGCACCTTCATGGCGATCTTCTGCCAAACGCTGTCGGTTGCGGCGAAAGCGTTGTTGAAGGTGGTCTTCAGGCTGATGAAGAGCGTGGTTAAGTTTTCCTTATTGACCAACATGGTTGGGTCTCCTGTTTAGTTGTTTCGAATTACTTGAACACCGTGGCGCGGAAGGTGGCCGAAACCGCATCCACCGGCGCAACGGTGATGTTCATGGCGCGCACCGTCACCGTGTTGGCGGCGGACACGAACCCAAAGAACACCAGCCCTGCGGCCGGGGCGGCAGGCAAGCCGATCGCGACGGAATCGCCCACTGCCGCACCCGGAACCGCAATGGTCAGGTCGGCACTGGCAGCCGCGTTTATCGCGGGGAAATCCAGCGCTGCGGTCGCAGACAGGCTTTCGCTTTCTGCGGAACCCACCCACACGCCGTCCGCGTCGATCTGCAGCACGAACCCTGCGGGGGAACGGGTGCCATTTGCGCTGGTACCGCCCACGGTGTAGTCGTCCACGATGAAGCAGGGCTTGCCCAGGGATGCCTGGGTAACGGCGTCCGCCCCGGAGTTGACCCACTTGAACGCCTTCCCGCGGCGCACCAGCACGGTCTTTGCGCCGTCAGCCCCGCCGGTGTTGTCCACATACTCCTCCGCGCGGCCGAAATAGGTCAGCGCGGCGGATGCGGCGCCCGGCGCTGCATAGCCGGTGGCGTTGATCGCCACCAGGGCCCCGGAATATATCTTCACGTTGGCGGCGATCGGAACCGGCACCAACTCGCCGTCCTTCATGGGGGTATTGCGGTCTGCAGCTAATGGCATTTCGTTCTCCTTGATTTAGTGGACCCGATTACGCTTGCGCGAGATCGAGCTTGGTCTTTTTGAAGTCTTCCGGAGACACGCCCATACTGCGGCACATCGCCATCTCGGCTTCAGACAAATCCCCTGCGGGCCGGGCTTCCGGAGGCTTGCCGCCGTTTTGCATTCCATTCAAGGCCGCAATCGGCTGCGCGGCATCCACGTGCTGCTTGAGCAATGCCAGATTCGTTTTGCCCAATTCGCGCGCCCATGCCTCTTGGGCGGGGAGCAACTTTCCGGTGGACAGCGCGGCGCTGACCACCCCGTCCACGTCGCGCTCGGCTTTCTCATTACGCAAGTCAGCCACTTCCTGCTTGAGTTGGTTCATCACATCCACCGATACGAACCTGGACGGATCGGGCGCGGCGGATTTCAGCCCAACAATCTCCACGCCGAGCGAAGACACGAGGTTCGCGATGCTGAAGCCAGCCGCCGCCGTGGCCACGGGCTGCGCCGATTTGATCGCGGCCACGGCCTTCTGCAGCTCGGCCAGTACATCGTCCTTGGTGGCCATCGTGGGCAGGTTGAGCAGCCAGCGCAGCTGCTCCAGCAGATCTTCAATGTCCATACTTAACTTCTCCTTGTTGGTGGTGTCGTCGAACGTAAAACTGGCGGCGGCGCGGGCGATGACTTCGTCCATGCCATCGATTGCTGGGGTATTGGTGAGAGCGGCGGAATGCAGACCGACGATGCGGCCGGTACCCTTCGTGTAGTAAAGCACCGGCGACACGAACTTGTATTCTCCGGAACCGATGAACTCCCTCGCCCGGTCGGTCAGCTGCACCTTGGCGAACAGCCCTTCGCCCTCACGGAAGGTCAGGTCGGACCCGGTGAACCATCCGGCTGCAGGTGCGGGCTGGCCGTTTTTCTGCGCGAGCAGAGTCTGATGCTCGTAGTCGATCACGAACGGCGTCTTTCGCGCACTGCAATACGCGATCACGGCGGCGGCTGACTTCGCGTCCATAACCCACCTCGGGGCATCACTCGGGCGACCGTCCGAGCCGCGGAACTCGCCCGCGGGCGTGAGCTGGATTTCACCGGACGCGTTGAGCGCCACGGCGAGCGCGGCGATGCCGATGCCGGGTTGCTGGGGTTTGCGGGTTTTGTTCATGCCGCCATTCTGGCGATGGCGGCGGGGAGAGTTAAGGCGGAAGGGCTTCCGCCCTAACAGGTGATGAGCTTTTTACACCCTATCAGACCCCCGCCAAAAATGCAAAAACGGGGCTACAGTGAATCCTGTAGTCGAGCAACGCAGAAAACAGGCCCGGCAAGACCGTTAAAGCGGCGTTAAATTCGGCGCGGATAATTTTTCGCTACATCGAGGCGCACCGGTGGGCGAAAAACGCGGAAAACGCGTTTTAAACGATTTCCGGTTTTCCGGTCAGGTGCAGAGCGTGCGCAGGTAGTCGTTGACCACCCCCAGCACCCCTTCCTCGGCGGCGGGCTGGAGATCTCCCTGGGCGGTTACAGGCAGGTATTCGCGGGCGGGAATCTTGACCTTGCGCCCGCGCCCGGCCTGGCCGCCCAGGTGCTGGATGGCGGCATAGACCTTGTTGCTGCCTATGGTGGCGCTGTCGGCGTCGTGCTCCGAGGTGATGGAGGCAGCAAGGCCGCCCGCGCTGCGCTGCAGTATCTTGCCCGGCCAGGTGCCCTGTTTCTCGCGCTGGCGCTTGGTTGACGGCGCAAGTCCCATCCAGTGCGGGCGGCCCTCGGCCTCGAAGTTAGCCTCGGTCTGGCTCTCCAGCTCGGCGGCGATTGCGCGCATCAGCGGCGTGGCATTGGACAGTCCGTCCGCCACCTGCTCCAGTTCGTCCCAGGGGCCTTTTTCGATCTTGATTTCAAACATAGCCTGCCCCATAATGGCCGCTGGCTCCCCAAGGGCTGGGCCGGCTGTCCGCCGATAGGTAATGGCTAACTGCCACCGCAGCGAAGTATGCAGGTTCGAGTCCTGCCGCCGGCCTCATCACTCCATCCTCACAAACCGCTTCCGGTTCTTGAGCCTGCCCGCCCCGTCGTTTCCCGCCGCAATCTTGTAGGCGTTAACGACCACGTCCATCTGCCCGAGCCTCTTCACCTTCGCGCCAGGCTCGACCGCGACGAAGATCACGCTGCCGTCCGCTTCGCTTTTAACGTAGGCAAGGTTGGCGTGCTCGTTGTCCCAATACACGGCATCCGGGCTGGCCACCACCAGCGGCAGGCTCTGGAACTCCTCGGTGGTGAGCGCGATTCCGTCTTCCCGGTGCTTGGGGCTGTCGGCGTGCACCAGGCGTTTGGCGGGCAAGGTGAGCACACGGGCCGGCTCCTGGGCACCCTGTTTCCTGGCGAATTCGGCCACCTCTTCGGAGACGAAGCCCACGGTCTGGGCGTCGTTTCCGGGGTGGCGCTTCTCCAGGGTTTCCTTCACCCAGGCCCCGAACACCTGGTGGCGCAGCTCTGAATTGTTTAACGCCTGAACCGCCTGGATGCGGATCGCGCGGTCCTTCTGCGCGGAGATCTTGCGCATCACCTCGGCGTCATTGCCGAACACAGACTGGCCGGGGTTGTAGCTCCAGCCAGCGTCGGGGAAGAACAGCTTGTCCTGTCCGTCGACCTTGACGCGCAGCGCCTTGACCTGCACCACACCGCCGTCGTGCATCGGGATTTCGTGGTCGATGATCTTGCCGTCGGAGGATTGCGGCGTGTAACCCTCCCGTTCCAGGGCAGCGCCGGTCATGGCGCGTACCCGGCAGCGGCAGTTGAAACCGTTCGGCGGGTAGAAGGTGGACCAGAACGGATCGTCGTAGCGGTAGGTGCGTCCATTCATGGCACGGTGCATGGGCCGGGTGCGGCCGTCGAGCACCGCGACATACTGCCAGTACGGGTGCGTGTCCGCGCTCTCCATCTGCCGCCGGTAGCGCCCGGCCATGTAGGCCGTCTGCAGGTTGGTCTGGTAGATGGTGCGCAGCCGCCGCGGGCTGCCGAGCTGGGCGGTGGTGGCCTCGCCGGTCTCGGTGTTGATGTGGTCCGTGGTGCCCCACCAGCCCTTGCTCTGCAGGATGGGCGTTAAATTCTTGCGGAAGTCGCGGAGCGTGGTGCCGTTCGCTATGGCGTCGTCCACCGCCTGGCGCATGTCCTGCAGGATGTCGGAGTTCATCACCTTGGCCACGGTGAACGCCTTGGCCTGCTGCTCCTGCCACAGCTCGCGCCAGTCCCAGGTGATGGAATAGCCCTTGGCCTGGAAGTATTCGATGGCCTTCTCTGGAGGGAGACCGAAGGCCTTCAGGTCAGGCTTCTCCATTCGACACGCGCCCCCACACCTCGGACACGAACATTGCGCGCGCCAGAACATCTTCGAGCTGCTGCGTGTTCATAGACGGGAAGATCTCGGAGAGCCTGGCATGCACCTCGGCGTAGTCGGCCGAGGCGGCGATCATCGCCAGCACGGGCTTGAGCGCTTCCACGGCCTGGCCCTGCAGCACGCCGGGCGCGATGGATTCCACCATCGCATCGAGCACGGCCTGGTCCGGGTAGTCGTTGCCCGCCTGGGCGGATAGTGCGGCAACTGCCGCTGCCTGGGCGGCCGGTTCCGCTGGCGGCAGTGTCAGCTGTGGCTGCGCCACGGTCAGGATGCGCTCTCCCTCCTCCGGCGTTGGGACCCCGATCTGGCGCGCGGCCCACTCCTCCGGGATGCGCATGCCGACTCCGACCAGCTTGGGCAGGGCATCGGCGTAGGCCGTGATGTCCTCGGTTTCCTGCACGGCGAACACGAAGCGCGGGCAGCGGCGCAGGTCGTCGATTCCCCCCTTGTTGAGCGCGAGCACCGGGAACACCAGGTCGCGGGTGAGCGTGCGGCCGAGCTGGACGGCGTCGGATTCCAGGATGTCGTGCCGCACGTCGTCGTGGACGTTACCGAGCGCGTTGGTGCTGCTCTTGCCGTCGGCTTGGCTGGTGAGCGTGCCGCCCAGGATGGCCTTGCTTTCGCTGCGCTCTGCCCAGGAGATCATGGCCTCGAACGGGGTGTGCGTACCCTTGGCGGCTTCCTGGAACTCGATCATCATGCCGTCTGGGATGATCCCGGCTGCATTGTGCCCGATGGACGCCAACGCCTGCAGGAGCGTGTCCTTTTCCTTTGGGCCGGACCCGACCGGGTATTTGCCGACGCGCATCGGCAGGCCGTATATCTCCAGGAACTCGGCGAGATCTCCGACCGAGTATGCCTTGAACAGGTAGGGCCATGCCAGCACGCGATGCAGCCCGGCGCGCGCGAGGTATCCGCTCTTCGCCTTGTGGATGTGGGTGATCCAGCCGAACTGGATCAGCTCAGCGCCATCCAGCGTATTGTCGCGCAGGCGTATCTGGCTGCGCGTCTCGCGGTCGGTCTGGAACCAGGTTTGGGGGCGCAGATCGATCTTGCCGGGAAACCATTCGCTGCCCAGCCGTTGCCACTCGATCTCCTGGCAAGCAAAGCCGTGGCCGATGGCATCAAGGGCATCGAGAATGACATCCTCAAAGTCCGGGACGTCCTGAATCAGCCCCTTGGCGTATCCTGCCAGTTTGCGCTCCGTTGCGCTCGCCCCGCGCGGCGGAACGATGTCCCAATCGACGGTGAGCAGAGCCCGCTTGCGCTTCGCCATTTCGGCGTAGATGTGGGCGTCCCTTTCCTCCATGTCCAGGAACAATTCGTGCTGTGCGCGAAGATCTCCCTGCTCGGCAGATTCCATAATGCGGGCCAGCCTCGCAGGCGTTAATCCTCTGCTGGGGTGGCTGTCGAATTCCCGATGAAGCCACGCCACCCTGGATGTCTGCGGCTCCTCCACCGCGTCCAGCTTCAGCGGTTTTCCGTTCACGTCCACGATGTCTACCATGTTCCGCCTCCAGTACTAAATCTCCCACCTTTCGGCACGGGCGTGAATTCGATGGGCGCAGGCTCCATGCCAAAAACAGCATAGGTGGCCAGCACCAGAGCCACCGCGCTGTCGCCGTGACGGGCCAGGCCGTCGCTGCCGCGCACGCTGGCGCTGTCTGGCACCTTCGCCACGCCCTTGTCCATGACGACCGTCCGGAGATCCGCCAGGATGTCTGCGTCCTTCGGCGCGACCAGCGTCTTGTCCTCGAATGCGGCCTTGAAACGCGGCATGTTCTCGCGGTACCACTCCTGGGACAGCATGACCTGCTCGATGCGGGTGGGACCATAGCGCTGCACTGCTACCTCGGCCAGGTACTGGCCGTTGCCGCGCGCGTCCATCGCGCCGCCGCGGAAGCGCGGAAGCCGATCCACGATGTAGAACAGGATTTGCTTCTGCTGCTCGAATGGGACGTTCCGCAGCTCGACCACGAAGGGGGTTTCCAGCTTGAGCGTGCGGGTCTGCGCCAGCGGCCAGATCACGGTCAGGTCGCCGTTGCGGGCGAAGTCCTCGCCGAAGCTGTGGTCGAGGTTTAGGTCAAGCTTCTCAAGCAGCGGGCGCAGGTGCTCCTCGCACCAATCCCGCGTCTCGGCCTCGCGGATGTGCTGAGGCCGCAGGGTGAAGCTGTCCGGCTGCGGCAGGCGCACCACGGGGATGCCTTCCTGCATGCACGCCTCGATCATGACCCGCGTTAAATACTTGCCGGTTCCGGCGCTGGGGATGACGTCCAGTTCCTCGGCGGCCGTTTCTCCGTATTGCGCGTAAATCTTGGCGCGCCATTCGGCCTGGGTCTTTTCCTTGAGGCGATTGCCCTGGATGAGTTTAACGCGGTCGTAAAGTCCATCTGCCAGCGCGTCGTCGAAGGTGGTACGGTGCAGCGAATAAGGCAGCTTGCCTGCACGTATGTCGTTGACCATCTCGTTGAACGGGTTGGCGTCGCCGTCGTGCGAGGACATCACCCGCACCTTGCCGCCCCAGATCAGCATGGCCAGCGCGGCCTTGAGCAGGCCGGTAAGGTCGTCATGGAACGCGGCTTCGTCTATGGTGACCTTGCCCTGCTTGCCGCGGATCGAGCGCGGGCGGCTGGAGAGGGCCAGAATCTTGCGGCCGGACGCGAAGTCGATGCGGAATGCCTTGATCTGCTGGGTGTCGCCGTTTTCGTCGGTGTCGTCGAACAGCGTCTCGCCCACGGCGCTGGCCGCGAAGTTGAACGCCTTGGCCCACATGGCGCAGTCGTCGATATACTCGCGCGTCATGTCCTCGCTGTAGCCGATGTACATGGCGTCCATTGCGTTTTCCGCCGGGGCGGCCGTCATCACCGAATCGGCAGCATCCGTCCACGATGCTCCGATACGGCGCGACTTTTCCCACACCGCCACATCGGCCTGATCGGCGACCCAGGACTTCTGGTATCCCAGGAGAACGGCGGGGGTTGCCATTACCCTGCGATTCCTAAAATTTCGCGGCGAATCTTTTCAGATGTTTCAGCCGACCATCCGCCCTTCAAGCCGATCGACACCACCGAATCTGCAACCTTCTCAGCTTTATCGCGCACTTCTGCGGCCCACTGCTTCTGCTTGACGGTGGCATTCGACAGCCTTGCAACCATCAGGCCGATCTCCTTCATCGGCGCGCCTTCCTCCATCTTGAGCAGCGCCTCGAAAGCCTTTTGTTGAACGAGGCGGATAAGCGCATCGTTCATGGTTCCCGCATCGTCCGGCGCAGCTGCGGCAATGGCCGCGGCCTGCTCAGTGGCGAGCTTGACGGCATGGAGACGCTGTTCAAACTGCTGGCCGTAGCGGTGCAGGCTGGACTTGCCGATAGCGCACCCGCGCGCCTCCAGCTCCTTCTCCAGCAGTTCGTAGCCGGAGAAGTTGCCCTCGATCAGGGATTGGTCAAGCCATGCCTTGACCTCGGGCGGCAGTTGCCCGACCTTGGAGCGCGCAGGCATTTATGCCTGCCCCCAGTACTTCACCGGGCGCGCGATGCCGGGATCGCAGTCCACAGTGTACTCGGCCACATCGGTGCCGTCCCGAGTGAGGTCGCCGAACCAGCGTCCGCCGGGCTCCTTCCTGAGCTGAACGAGGCCGCGGTCCGAGAGGTAATCAAGCTGCCTGCGCACTTCCAGAGCGGTAGCGTCCTGGTGCACGGCCTGGATGGTGGCCAGCAGCAGCTCCTCATATGCCCCGATCGGGCTGGCGTTGTAGAGCGTGAGCAGCACCAGCCAGCGCATGTTCTCGCGTCGAATCTTTTCCTGGTCAACCATTTTTGGCTCCCTGTATCTGCAGCAGCTCGATCTTGCTCATCACCGCGTCTATCTTGGTCTCGATGACCGTCTGGCCGCGCACGTAATCCTCCCGCCGGACGTAGTGCAGCGGCAAATCGCCCTTGAACATGAGGAAATCCTTTTCAAGCTGGCTTGTGGCACCTTCCAGCTTCCTGAATTCCTCGTTCCAGTGCTCGCTCGCTTCCGCGCGCGCCTTTTCCAGTGCCGCGAACTTCTCGTCCACGTGCTCCTTGAACTGGTGGACCAGCGTCTTGCCAAGCGTGGCCGTGATGCCCAGGAAAAAAACCAGCACGGCGCCACAGGCCGTGAGCAGGTGCCAAAGCTCGATACGCGTTCCCACTTCCATCACTTCCCCCGTCTCTCATTTTTCGCCTGACATTCCAGGCAATACCTTACGCCCGGCACGGCCACGCGGCGCGCGTCCGGTATGCGTTTGCCACAGCCGGGAACCTCACACCACTTGGCGGACGGCCTCGTTGGCTTGGGCATGATCCCCCGCGCCTGGTTGCGCTCATATTCCTCCAGCTCCAGCGCCTGGGCGCGGTCGAATTGATCCATCGTCTCTTACCAGCGCACCCAGGCTCCGACACCGACGAAGGTTGACGGCGCGCCTTGGCCGCCCACGGGCTGGTCCAGGCTACCGATCGCACCGAAGCGCACGCCCTTTACCCCAAACAGGGACTGGCGCGCCTCCAGGCGGAACGCCCGCACCCCGCCGCGCCAGCCGTAGTAGAGGCCCGCATCGCCTGCGGTATCTAAGGCCAGCAGCGGCATGGCGTCGCGCACCACGTAGGTCTCGGTTGCGCCGGTCCGCGTGTCGATCACCGTGGCCACGGTCTGGGGGTGGTCGTCCGCCGGCACGCGGCTGGCCTCGATCACGCGCCGGTTGGCGTCGGCCTGCACGGCGTCCGGCAGGCGCAGCTTCTGCTTGGCCTCGGGCGCGTAGGTTTTAACGGTTCCGGAAGCGATGGGCGTGTCGGCCTTGGTCTCGCGGGATAGGACCGGCTCCGGCCGGGCCGCGACGGCCACCCCCACGGGCGGCCGGTCGGTGCCGCCCGTCGCGCCCTGGTAGATCACCACGGCGAGCACCGCGCTCTCCACGGCGATCACGACCTCGCGCCAGCGCGTCTGGAAGAACTCCACGCTATTCACCGCAATCGATCACGTTTCCCCAGGCGGCATACACCGGCTGCCACCTGATCAGGATGTAGCGCGGGTAGCCCCGGTTCTCGGCGTAGCTGGCGGCCACGCGGCCCGCGTTAAACCGCTCCACCTGGCCGAACCAGCGCCCCTCGTCGCCCCCGCCCTCGCGCGCGACCTTCTGGTCGCGGTAGACCCAGCCGAGGCCGCCGTTGTAGGCGGACAGGGCCATCGCCATGTGTGAGCACTCGTCGTCTGCCTGGATGCGGTCCCACAGCCACTTGTCGTAAAGCGTTAAAGCGCGCAGCGCCCATACCGGGTTGGTTGGCTGGGCGTCGCCCAGCTTGTACGCCTGGCCGATCCAGTTGGCCGTCTTCGGCATGAATTGCGCCATGCCCTTCGCGCCTACCACGCTGACCGCATCCGAGCGCCAGCGACTCTCCTGCTGAATTTGCGCGGCGAACACCGGTACCGGGGCGTTGATACCCCACGCCAGGCGGGCGTTGCGGGTGAGGTCGCGCTGGTAGCGGACGGCGGCGTGCGGCACCTGGTCTGCAAATGCCAGCAGCGGAAGGAACATAACCGCCGCCACCAGGAGCAGCGCCATACGGATTTGCCTGCGCGAGAACCGCACGGTCAGGCGCCCAGGGCCGAGGCGATCATGCAGGCGCAGACGATCGCAGCCCTGCGCAGCTGCGCGGCGGCAATTATGGGCGCCCCGCCCACCACGTATTCGAGCTTATCCGGCCGGGCGTAGGGGAACAGGCTGCGGTCGATCCAATAGCCCACCCAGGCGGCGGTGGTGATGAGCGAGAGCTTGTACATCGACACGCCTAGTTGCTGTGGCGCGGTGAACCAGATGGCAACCAGCAGCACAACGGAGATCAGCAACCATTCGGCCATGCGTAGCTTTTCCTTCATTTCTTCTTCCTCCATTTTGACGGGGTGAAATAACAGGGAAACTTGCCTGACGTGTAGCTGGGCGAATTGATGAGCGAGCATCGCCCGAAGCCCTTCATGCGTTCGTCATGGTGGGGACTCCAGGTGCTGCAGGTCGCGCAGCGCTTCGCATTGTCTGGCTTGGCACCCATCCGCGCAGATTACGCGCGCGCGCGGGACGGGTTAAGGCGGAAGCGGTTCCGCCAAAGAAAAAGCCCCGCGCGGGGCGGGGCTGGGGCGCCGGTAGCGGACGGCTTGGTCAGTCCGTGCGATCGGTGAATCCGGTCACCACGCCGTTCTGGACATATACCCAATTGTGGGTGGTACGGTAGGTCTCGATCGTTCCCTTCTGGGTGACGGTTTCGGTCTCGTAGATCGCGCCCAGGCATTGCTCCAGACGTTTTATCTTCATGCCGACGCGCAGCGCCATGTAGTCCTTACCGCACTGGCGCTTGAGCGCAGCCTCCTCCTTTTCTTCCTCCGTTTCCCACGGCTTCTTAGGTGCATCTGGATCGCACGGCAGGTACATTAATTGGCCTGCGACCTTTGTCATCACGTCGCAGCTTTTATTGGGATCGGCTTTCATCTTGCTTAGCTTGAAGGAACGGTCCATTAGGTCCTTCGCGTACTGGACCAGTTCTCCCCACCCTTCCTTCGCCGACTTGCGTTGCCAATCCTGCGCGTCTGGCTTTGCTAACGTTTCCCGAAATTCAGCGATGCGGTCCGCCACATCGCCGAGCTTGTCCTGCAGGTCTTCGCACTGGCTTTTGGATATTTTTCGGCCGTCTCGCCATCTGCAATGATTGATGTCATCAAGCAATGCGGATTCGGCAAAGCAGACGGAGGCCGCCAGAGTTAGGACTATTGCTGCAAGTATTCTCGCCATGCTCTTCTCCCTTCGTTAAAAATGCACACTCTAAAACAGGCCAGACTGCCTGTCATCCTCCAGCTCGCCGCAGATCGTCCTGATCTGGCGCTCTGTGAGGCGGTGGTCCAGCGCCAGCGTGCGGACCGGGGCGCCGGTGCCACGGAGGTGGCGTATCCGGGCGTCGCGCACCGCGCGGACGGCGCGCTCGGCCTTGGGGATGTCGAAATGCGGCTCGCCGCCGTACATGGCCTGGAGCTTTTCGGCGGCCTCGCGGCCGATCTGGCGCACCAGGGGGTGGTCATCTTCCAGCTGGAGTTTCGGCACGTACAAGCGCACGCCGCCGTAGGCTTGCACCAGGGCGAGGGTGTGCTGCAGGCCGATCAGCTCCACGAAGTCCTGGAGGATGGGCGGCAGGAGGTCAGCGTCAATGGAGACGGTCACTTGTTCTCCCGGTGCTGGCGGGTGCGCTCCAGGGCGGCGGCGACCAGCCACAGCTCGGTGGCGTCCATCATTTCGAGGCGGCGCTCGATTTTGTGCTGGCGCTTGGCCACGCCTTCGGCGTATGCCTTGCCCACGCCCATGCTGCGGGAGACCGCGCATATCTTGCGCAGGAGGGGCTGGCGATCCTGGGCGGCGCGGTCGATGAAGGACCATTCGTTGGGCGCTTTCCAGCCACACGCCTTCAGGTGGTCGAGCACCTTCTTGCGGCCGGCGAAGTCGAGGTCGGCCGCCGAGCGCACGCGGGCTACGGTCCAGAGCATGTCGCGGTAGGCGTCGTCTTCCATGCCGAGGTCACGCTTGGCGGCGTGGATGGCGGAGAGTTCGCGGTTGCGGGGGTTGGACTGGCGCGGCATGTCAGTATCCGATCTTCACGACTTCGATGGATTGGCAGGTCTTGCGGATGTGGCGGCAGAATGCTTTTGGGTTGGGCCACCAGGGCCACCAGTGGGAGTGCGTTTTATTAGCGTCCGCCGCATACCTGGCGCGCTCCTCCTTTGAAAACAGCCTGGATTTGCTCCACTTGAGATACAGCTTGCGCGTTCCGCCGCCCATAAGGAAACGTTTCTTCTCCTGCCAGAATTTGCGCGGGATTTCGCTGTTTTCCTTGTCTGGTATGTACTTGTACTCGATCAAACCGTCCACATAGACGGAGATGACCAGCTTCATCTTATCCTTCTCGACACGGGCACCGATGGCATGGCCGTCGCATACCAGGTAGACGGTACCGAAGGTTTGGCCGAGCTCCTGTTCTATCTGTTCCCATTGTTCCTTGGTAACTGGCATTTTCTTCTCCGTTAAACTGTTGCCGCGAGCCAATCTACGTACGCATCGCGTGCCGACGCACGAACGCTGTGCTGAATGTCGCTCGCCATCAATGTGTACTTGTCGCTGGTCATGCTCAATCGACAAGACAAGCAAAGGCGCAGCCATACAATTACCGGAAAGCCGGGGGCGAACCCGACGGGCATCAGCAACGGTGCGTATTCATCGCAGCATTCGCATGTGCCGTGTTTGATCGGCTCAGGACGTTGCATTCACTTCTCCTTGGCGTTAAAACACTCTCCCCGAAGGCCGCTCTTGCGAACGGCCTTGAGGCGAGGATTAGAAGGTCGTCGGTTGAGCCACCGCGCGGGTGAGCGCCATCATCCCCGTCTGGAGATCGGTCGCCCCGATGCTCACCCAGCGCGAGTCTATGCCTGGCGTTGCGCGAACCTTGTCAACAAGTGCACCGAGTTCCTCGCTCTTGGCCTTGATCTCGTTCATCAGATCGATTTCTGCCTGGGTGAGGTCCCGGTAGCCCTTAATGTGCTTATGCTGGTTTTCCATGTCGTTTCCTATGATCGTTTGAGAGTTACTTCGCCACGGCATCCTTCAGGGCCTTGGCGGCGCTGAAGGCGGGCTTGCGCTTGGCGGGGATGTCCATTTCCGCGCCGGTGGCCGGGTTGCGGCCCTTGCGCGCGGCGCTGGTTTTAACGCTCAGCTTGCCGATGCCATCCAGAACGACTTCGCCACCCTTGGCCAGTTCGGCTTGGGCGATTTCTGCCTGCTTTTCCAACACCCACTTGATGGCGGCCTTGGATTGGCCCTTGTTGTCGTGTGCGTTGGCGATTGCGTTGATCAGGTCTTGCTTGTTCATGCTTCTTTTCTCCTTGGTTGAATGCCCGGTTGGGCGGGTTAAAAATCTATTGCTTCCTGGCTTCCTCAATATCGTCGGCCACCCCGTTCTTGAATTCGATCAGTTCGCGCTGCAGCTCAAGTAATGATTCCTGCACGCCATCGAACTTGCTGCGAAGATATTCATCTTCGTCAGCCCAGGAGTTACCCATTTCCTGCAGCTTAGCCTTAACCGAATTCAGGCTGCGAACTTGGTTTGCCGCCCTTTGTTTTGGGGTTTGGCTCATGCCGTTGCCTTCTCATGCCAGCGGTTGAATAGGCGGCGCAGCGCGTAGCTTCTGGCAATGCTGACGACCGTGAACAGCAGCCCGATCTGCAGGTTCTTCTGCAGGGAAATATGGATTCCGAACAGCGGGAAGATCAGGAGTTGCGCAGCCAGGGCGATGAGGTAACCCAGCGCCACGTTGACCAGCGATTCGAGCAGGGAATGGCTGCGGGACTGGCTCATGCCTCTGCCTCCGCCGCCACGTCCGCCAGCAGCGCGTTGACGATCTTGTCCACGTCGCTGTCGGTCGAGCCGATGAAGGCCACGTCGCTGTCGGCTGTGACGGTGACGCCGATCTTCTTGAGCTGGTCTGTCTGCAGGTTGTTCATGGCCTCCTTGCTCGGCCGCTCGGTGGTGACGATGAGGGTCTCGGCCAGCTCGGGGAAGTGCTTGCGGATGAGCTTGATCACCTGGCCGGGGTCGGCGAACTCGATCCGGCCCTTTTCCTTCTTGAACCCGCACTTGATGCCGTGCAGGGTTTGGGATTTGGGGCGCTTGAACAGGTCCGGCGCTTCGGCCACCAGGGCGAGCAGGGTGTCTCCGGTCTGCGTGGCCTCGGCGACGGCGGCGCGTAGCCTGGCCAGGCGCTTGCGCTTGACGGCTTCCAGCTCATGATTGAGCATGAATACCAGGTGCTTGAGCTTCTGCCGGGCGTCGGCGTGGGCCTTGGCGCGGGTTTCGATTTCTTGCATGGTTGCCATTTCAGTGGTTCCTTTCTGTGCTTTTGTCAATTGGCCGCATCCTGACGTCGAATTCCAGTACGAACCTCCGTTTCTCGACCGTACCAGGAATGTCGAATTCGGCGCGGTTTGTCCCCGTCGTTTCGAACTCTTTCAACAGGAGCCCGATCAGCTGTTCGACGGTCGTTCCCGGAAAAATTACGTGCTCCTTGTTTACATATTTGCTCATATCGTCCTTATGTCGGTAGGTGGGTTTGCCCGAACAGTTCGCCCAGCATGCGGCGCAGCCTTCCGGCCTTGCCGAGTTCATGCTTGGCGCGCTGGTCATGGAATTCGATGGTTTCGATCAGCTCCTGGCCGTTGGCGGCGATGTAGTAGCCGTCCCGCGGGGTGCCGCAGATGGCGACGTTCTCCGTCTCGATGGCCTCAGTGATGAGCTGGCGCAGGGCGCGTGGCTTCATGTCGAGGCGCTTGGCCAGATCCTCGGCGGAGATGCCGTTACCCTTGCCGACGTGGCGTGCGAGGGCGGCGATGAGCTGGTTAGGCGTGGTCATGGGTGCCTCCGTGGGTGGGGAGCGCCACCGGGCGCACGACTATTCCGCTGATGCGATCCCGCCGCTTGGGCGCGGGGACGAGCTGGCGCGTCTCGTGCAGCAGCTCGTACACGCGTCCCGACACGGTGCTCTTTTCCAGCGCCAGGGCGTGGGCCAGTTCGCCTATGCTCCAGTCGCCGCCGCTCTGGCGGATGTGGTCGAGGATTTGTGTGGTCTGCTTGCATTCCACGCGGCGGCGGCCTAGGCCGCTTCTAGCCATTTGCATCGGTTCCTCCCTTCTTCAGTGCTTGTTTAACGCTTGCGGGCATGGGGCGGCGGGGCTTGGGCGCGCCTTCGCCCCCGTCCCCTCTCCCCGCTGGGGGAGTGGGGAGTTGTGTGGCGCCGATGGGCGTGTGGCCACCGCGCCTTGCCTCGGTCTGCGATTCCTGCCTGGCCTCGGCCTTATTGGAGTAGCCCGCGATGATCTCCAGCAGATAGCCGTGGCTTTTTAACGGGAGGGTGAGGCGGTCGCGCTTGGTCACGATCTCCTCCAGGGCCATCTTCCAGTAGTCCTGCGGGGCGCTCCAGGTCCGCCCGTTGCGCTCGATGCTGGCGGCCTGGATCATCGGCTGCAGCTCGCCGAGTATGGTGGCCACGCGGTCGAACGAGAGCTGGCGCTTCGGCGGCCGGAACAGGGCGAGGTACTGGACCAGCAGCTTGCCCAGGGGCGCGGGCAGCTGCAGCGCGGCCATGACTGCGTCGCGCGCGCCTTCGCTGCCGATGATGGCGTCCAGGCTGGACACGGCTCCGCAGGCTGGGCAGGTGGTTTTCATTTGGCAGGCTTCCACTCGAAGTCCGGGGCCTCGCAGTAGCCGATGGGAGTGCCAAAGGCCGCGTCTATGATGCGCCACTTGCACCTTGCGCCCATGACCTGGGCGATCATGGCGGCGGGGCGCTCGATGTCTTGCATCTGCAGAGAGCAGCCCTTGACTACGTTGCGCCAGGCTCCGCTGTCGTTGACCTGGAGGATGAAGGTGGTCATTTCGCCTCCTGGAACATGTCGACGGCGTGGGCGCAGCGCGACGGCGGCACCGGCTGGCCGTTCTCGACGTGGGCGGTGCATACCGGGTCGTCGTTGCAGTTGTATTGCCACTCTTCCGGGTAATCCGGGTCTTCGACCTTGAGCCACATGGTGCGGGCGGCAATGTCGCAAGGCTCGTGCTGGCCGTTTTGGCAGGTGCCGCACCAGTCGGCGATGAAGGCGGCGCCGACGGTGTGGTTGGTGGGCTGGAATTTGCGTACGTTGCTCATTGCGCCTCCGCCAGCACAATGGGTTTGACCACGATCTGGCGCGGCTTGAACACGGTGTAGACCCGTGCGCCGTTCCTGACCTCGACCACGGCGGTGCGGCCGTTGAGCAGCTCCAGGGCTTCGCGGGCGTCTGTCTCGGCCTGTGCGGCGCGGGCCAGCGCGGCGTCGCGCTGGTCGCGCAACTCGCCGACGTAGTAGACGGCGACCGCGGCGGCTGCGATGGTGAGCAGGGATAGGCCCTTCATGGCTGAGCCTCCCCCATGTTGCCGTACGACAGGTGTGTGAGGATGCCGCAGCCGACAATCACCACGCCGGTGGCGATCTCGTGCCTTGCGCCGTCCGGCATGGTCACGTTTGGGCGCAGGCGCATGCGGGCGGGGATGGTCGCTTTCCTTTCGCCGATTCCCTTGCGGATCGCGTTGCCCCGCGCGGCCGTGCTTTTGCGGACGCCGAGCTTGCAAGCCTGCACCTGCAGGGCGCAGGTGGTGCAGCCGATCTCTTTGGCCAGCGCCTCGTTATCCGCGTCCGGGTACCGTTCGCGCACGATGGCGAGCTTTTCCTTGGTCCAGAACAGTTTGGGCATTTATGCCTCCCCCTCGTTCCAGCGGACTTCGCAGTCCGCCAGCATGACCTGCTTGTAGCGGCGCTGGAAGCCGATGCCGCGCTCGAAGTGGCTGGTGGCACCTTCGCCCAGCAGGGCCTCGCACAGCGGGCCGGCGCCGATGAAGATGCGCGGGAGCGCGTGGTCCTGCTCGATGCGCAGCACCCGGAAGCCTTGCACCTGCAGCCAGCGGATACACATCGTCGTGATGACTGCTCGGCAAAGGCGTTCCCACGCGGACCGGCGGTGGGCGGGGTTTGACACGGTTACGGCGTTAATCATGCTTCTCCTCCCTAGTGTTGTGTTTACAGGTGCGGCATACCTGGCGCTGGGCCAGGCGTGCCGGATCGTGGCTGGGCGTGGGGCTGGAATGCACGGCGCGGCAGTCTTCCGCGACGATCTCGCTCTGCAGGTACGGGCATTCCCAGCGGTCCAGCACTTCCAGGATGCGGGCGGCGATCTTGTCGGTCTTCGCCGCGTAGATGCCGTTGAGCACCTGGGAGATGGCCGGGCGCCCGTATTGCCTGGCGTAGCCCGCGGAAAGCCGCGTGGCGACCGCAGTGACGCTGCTCTCCGCCACTGCGCGCTGCAGGAGCTGGTACCAGCGTTCGCCGGCGTAGGGGATGGGGCGCTGGTTCATGCTTCCAATACCTCCAGCACTTCGTCCGCATCCTGAACGACGACGATTTGGTGGATGTTCGGGTCGTAGACCACCTTGGCGCGGGTGATCATCGGGGGGCGGGGACCGTGGACCTTGCTCTTGAGCAGGCGGTATTCGGCCTGGATGGAGCCCTTGCGGCCGCCGTGCTTGTCCTCGCGCTCGATCGTTAAATACCCGGCCTTGCGCAGGGCGTAGACGTAGGATTTAACGGTCTTCTCGTTGACGGCGGCGACCTCGGCCAGCACGCGGGTGGTGAAGCCGCCCAGGGCCTGCATGGCGCCCCAGATGGCCTCGTTCACGCTGCCCTGGGTGACCAGCTGGCCATCCTTGCGCAGGCGCGGGGCCTCGACACCAGGGTCGTTCACCAGCTGCCAGCGCTGGCGGGTGCGGTCTGAGCGGGCACGGCGGGTGATGGTCAGGATGCCGGCGCCGGTCAGGCCCTGCAGGTAGTCGCACGCGGAGTCGTTGGTGACGCCGACCGGGGTGACGTCGTTCAGCTCGAAATCCTTTCCGGCGGTGGCACGGACCATCTGCCAGATGCGCTGACGCGGGGTCTTTCCGCCCTGCATTTCGAGGTGGATGGGTTTACGCGGCATGGGAGTCCTCCTTGACGGGTTCTGCCAGCTCGATCAGGTGGATGAGGTCAGCCAGGTCGGCCGTGTCGCACCAGTAGACCGCGCCGGTGGCGACGTTCCTGAACAGCAGCGCGTTGTCGGGGTGCTTGTATACCTTGTACGAACGCGACCCGTCGGCGGAAACGGCCTGGCAGATCTCCTGGGACATCGCGACCACGAGCTCCGGATCGCAAAGCTCGATGGCCTCAAGAATCACGCCTCCGGCCTTGCCCTCAACCTTCACCACAACCGCGCCGTGCCCCAGCTCCCATGCTTCCGAGCGAGTCTTGGTCTCGATAAAGTGCTCCTCGCCGATGATCGGGCAGTACTTGACCGGCGTTCCGACTGGAACAATCCGGTTGAATTCGGCCGCAGCCAGACCCGCGCACTTTCCACGTATGATGGACATTTCAGCCCCTCCTCGGTGGTTCGCCGGTGTGGATCGGGCGGTTTCCCCACTTGGCCAGGTCCACGCTTTCCCAGGCGTTGCCCATTGCCTCTTCCTGGATGGTTTCCAGGTTGGTGGAGATCCGGCGCACGCTGCCGCGGGCCTTGTCCACCAGGTGGCTCAACAGGTCGTCCGCGACCTTGATGTGCGGGCAGTAGAGGCGCGCGAGTTCGCGGGCGTCCTCGATTCCGGCCGGCTGGGCCGGGTACCAGTCAAGGATGCGGCCGTGGAAGCGCTCCCACTTCTTGAGCTTCTGCGGGAGGGCCTCCTCGCCGATCAGCATGATGGCGGCGCGGCTGGACTCGTACAGGCTGCGCACCGATTCGACCAGGTTCTTGTCCGCGACATAGTCGAATTCGTCGATGATGAGCGGGCGGGCGCTCTGTTCCAGCTGGGCCGCGGCCATGCGCGCCATGTCGGCCACGGTGTCGGCGGGCTTGAACTGCAGGCCGAGCGCGCGGCAGATGTCCTGCATCATGACCTTCTTGGTCCAAAAGTCGCTGGCCTGCACGTAGTACGCGCGGTTGCGCGCTGTGACCCAGGCGGCGGCGATGCTCTTGCCGTAGCCGCTGGGGCCGTTCATCACCACCAGGCCGGGCTGGTGGAGTTGGCGGCCGAGGGCGCGGCTGATCGCGCGCTCTGCCACGGCGATGTTGACCAGGGGCGCCACGCCCTTGATGGCTGGGCCGTGGTCTTGTGTTGCTTTGCTTTTCTGCGTCATAATGTCTCCCTTAGGTTAGGAATTGCTGCATCAGGCCCTTCAGAGTTGCTGCTCTGAGGGGCTTTCTTCTTGGCGCATCGCTCGAATCGAGCGGTACGCCGAAGTCATGGGGAACCTGTGGTGGAAGCGCTGCTGCCAGGGTTCCGTTAAATTTCCTCCCGCCTGCACGGTGCCCTCCAGCTCCTGCCAGAGGTCGTATTTCTGTTCGTCGGTCATTTGCTCCAGCGGCGAGGCGGAGTACTGCGCCGGGTGCTGAATGACGATGGGGTTGGGGTTGAGTGCCGCGGCGTGCATCTGGCGGGCTTCTTCCATGAGCTTGGCGTGCTCCGCCGAGAGCGCCGGGGCCTGGCCGGCCTGGATGACGCGCTCGGCTTCGCGCAGGGCCTTGGTGTCGTGCCCGGCGGCACGCTTGGCCAATACGGCCACTTTGCCTGCCTTTTCGGCGCGCGAGAGCAGCAGCCCCTTGACCAGGTCTTCCGTGGACATGGGTAGTGCGCGCTTGGCTGCCTTGTATTCGCGGCGTTTCTCGGCGATGAACTCCTTTTGCAGGGCGCGGCCGTGGGCTGCGACCTCCGCGCGGTCCATGCCTGTGCGTTCCGGGCACTCCGCAATGCAGAGGAACTTGCCGTCGACGTACACGATGAGGCGGCCCAGATCTTCCGAGTGGCGGATGTCGGCCAGCTTGCCCTGGTGGATAGGCAATTCAGCGTGTATGTACGTGGCACCGTCATACCTAATTCCCTTTTTGGTAATGGTGGGCATGCGGCCGGCCGGCTTGGCCAGGAGGATGTCCAGCGCACGTTCGTTGGCGATGCGGCTGACCGTTCCGGTGTGGCTGGCGACCTTCTGCAGGGGAGAGCTTCCCAGGCTGCGGTGCTCGCGCTGCATGTAGATGCCGTCTACCCACTGGTTGGTGAGCTGCTGCAGCTCCTCGACGGCCATGTCGACCTTGACCACGGCGTTCTTCTTGAACAGGCTCTCGGCGAAGGTTTGCTTGGCCTCGATCTGCTTTCGCTCGGCGACGTTGTGGCCGATAAAGTTGTCCAGCATCTCCAGGATGCTGTGCAGGAAGGTCTGGATGAAGCGCTCGACGTGGCCCTTTTCCCAGGGGGAGAACGGGGCGGAGAGCCTGTGCTCTATTCCCATTTCGTCCAGGAACATGCGCATTTCGCGGCTGACGTAGTCCGATCCGTTGTCGGTTTTAACGGTCTGCGGGACGCCCCAGTCCAGGATGGCGCTGCGCAGCAGGAGCTTGTTGGTTTCTGTGCGCGGGGTCTTGGAGAACAGGATTTTCGGGCGGCGCGACCAGATGTCCAGCACGACGGAGGCGGTGTAACGGCCGCCGACCAGCTCCCAGTCGGCCGGGGTGCCGTCCATTTCCCAGCGCTGGTTGAGCGCGACCACGTCTTCGTCCAGCTTGCCCAGGGCGCTGAGGAAGTTGTTTTTCCAGGCGTCCGGGTTGGTGACGGCTAGCAGGGCCTGCTTGTTGCGGTCCTCAAAGGCAGCACGCCAGCGGCCGATTGCCCAATAGCTGACCTTGGGCCAGGCGATCACGCCGGTTTGCTTGTCGACGGCGTGCTCGTTGATGATGTCGCACAGGTGCTTGTTCTGGATATGTGGCTTTTCGGTGATGATGGCGATTAGGGCCTTTTCCAGCTCGTGGTTCTGCTCGATGATGCTTTGCCTGCCTCCGCTTCCGCCGTTGACGGCGCGCTTGTCGGCGCAGGCGACCAGGCCCTGCTGCTCGTTCTGCAGCACCCAGCGCTGGATCGACCGGGCGCTGATGGTGGTGTATTTCTCGCGGACGGCGTCCGATACGCGGATGCGCTTGGCGTTGTAGTCCTCGGCGAAGGCATGGAAGGCCTCGTTGCGGCCGATGTGGTTGCCGTCGGCGTTGTGGATGCGGAAGTAGTCGCGAAATGCCAGGACGATGTCATAGGAGGCTTCGAACTTCTCGCGGCCCTTGATCGACAGGCTGGCCATGAGGTCTTCGACCTTGACCTGCGTTCTGGCATGCTGCTCGGAACGGGCCTGGGCCTTGACGGCTGCCATGACGGTGCGCGCGGCCTGGGCGGCCTGGCCTTCGGCCTTGATTTGCTGGCGGGCAGCGATGAGTTTTTGCACCTTGGCGGGCGGGGTGTATTCGCGTTTAACGCCACCACGGCCACGGCTCTTGATCTCGGTGAATTCCCAGGATTCGCGGTCTACCAGGTCGCGCAGAGCGCGTTCTGTAGTGGGTAATCCAGGAAGCTGCAGCGCGGCGAGTTCTGAGCAGGAATAGCGTGTTTTAACGGCTTGCACTACCACTCCCCCTCAGTACGGCCTCCAGCGCCTTGCGGCGCTCGGCGAGTTCTTTTTCTTGGCGATGCAGACGCGCCCATTCGAGCAGGGCTGTGTCGGTGCTGGTTACAATCTTGCGGTTTCCGCGTTTTTCGGCGAACAGGCCTAGCAGCGCGTCCTCTTCGACGGCTGCATCAAAGGCCATTGCACGCATGAAGCTGATGTCGCGCACCGGCTGGTCTCTTTCCGCAGCCTGCGTGGTATGGGAAGGGGCAACGTAGCCGTTCAGGGTGCCGACGCCGATCTTTTCGCCCAGAAAAGTGGACATGCGGGCGGCAACTTCTTCCCGGCTGATGCCACGGGTGCCAGCGCGCTTGAGGGCGTCCGCCATCGTGGCGGCGATCTCGGCGCGGCAGCCCAGGGAGCCTGGGCGGGTGGTGTTTTCCGAGAAAAGGTCGAGCGATCTGTTCATTTCGCCCTTCCCGTGCGGCCCCGGTGGGTTTCCCAGGTGCTGTATTTCCAGCGCTCCTGCAGGACAAGCGCGACACGGGGTGACTGGACCAGTTCGCGCATCATGCTGAGGCTGATAATGACCTTGGTCTGCATGTCAATGTGCCGCCGCTAAATTTGCGTTGCGCCGCCTGGCGGAACCGTTAAACTTCGCCTTGTAACGGCCGCGTCCGCGCTCGCCGCGCCCGCTTTTTGGGGTGCCATCCTCGTGGTATCGGCTGGGCCAGATGGTTTGCGGGGTGGTGCCGAGGTGTTCGGCGATGATGCGCTCGTACTTTGGGGCGGGATAATTCAGCGCGTTACGCAGCGTTCCGCCTGATGTATAGCCATGCTCGAACGATAGTTGCTGCAGCGTCGTTCCAGTCTTGCGGACCGCAGCAATGATGTCCGCACGATGCCAGTCCTTTGGGGCTGGTTTTTTTGGCTTGTTTAACGTGTTCAATGTTTTTGACATAGGCGCACTATAGAAGCACTTCGGAAGTCTGTCAACACTTCCGAAATGAGGAAGTCGCGTAGCTCTACATAAGTAATTTAAATCAATGGATTGTAAATATGGAAACGGGCGGGCTTAATTCGGAAGTTACTTCCATATTCCTCACGGTTAAGGAACTGGCTGATCTTCATTTGCCGGGTTACCCAAGTACGGAACGCGCTTGGCTAGACTTGGTAAAACGCGAGAACTGGTCGTTTCAAGAAGTGAGGGGGAAAGGCCGGGGCGGTATGCAAAGGCGCTTCGCACCACCTCAGGCGGTTATCGCGCTCATCCAGGATCGCCATGCTGGCAGGCCCTTGGGGCGTTACGAGGCTAGGGAGGCCGCTCCTCCTGCGGCGCCCGATGGGTTCGTGCTGGTACCGCGCTATAACGTTGCTGGAAGCATGGGCGGAGGCCAGGTGATACACAGCGAGCAGATCGTGGACCACCTGGCTTTTCGGGCAGAATGGGTGCGGACGGAGCTGGGCACCAGCCCGGCTAACCTGGTGCTCATCTCTGCGGTTGGGGATTCAATGGAGCCGACGCTGCGGGCGCACGATCTCCTGCTGATCGACCGCAGCGTGATGGCCGTTAAACAGGATGCGATCTATGCCTTCGCGGCGGAGGGAGAGCTGCGGATCAAACGGATTCAGCGGCTTTTCGACGGAAGCCTGGTCATCAAGAGCGATAACTCGGCCTACGGCTCGGAGATGCTAAGCGCCGAGCAGGCCGGTTCTATCAATATCATCGGCCGCGTAGTGTGGTCCGGGCGTCGCATGTGATTTGTGCATAATTAAATCATGCACTGATTGTGCCAATTCCTGTGCAAAAGCCGCCCGGTTTTTGCGCGTTTCACCTGGTTTTTGTGCCAAACTGGGTTTTGCAGCAAAATCCCGCCAAGTCCCGTAACCGCGCGGCTCTTCCCGCTTTTTTTGGCCTATTTCCCCTGTGCCATATCAATCACTCCCCCACACCGGGGCGGGCTTTCTTTGGTTACTTTCTTTGCCCGAGCAAAGAAAGTGACCGGCGTGCCGGGCCGCCCCGGCGCCAATCTGCGCACCCCGCCGGCCCATTCAGGAAAGTCACCGCGCGTCCTCTTCCCTATCCCCGTTGGGACAGAGAACCATGCGCCCCTACAGTCCGCGCCATGAGCACCGGCCAAAAAGCCCGGCGCGTGATACGCGCCCTACCTGCCAGCCCACCCCAAACCCCGCACCCTCCC